TTGCAAGCGTATCTGCCACTCCTGTAGTATTAGAAGGCCAAAAGAGGTTAAAAGAATTTATTTGTGCGGCTTGTTGTTTTAATAAGAAAGCCGGTATTGCTCCGGAAGGTTTTGGGTCGGCTATGTAAATTCCATTTCTGGTTGATAATATTATAGTACTATCAATTGAATTATTACTTATAAATGCTGATATGTTCCCGGATGGATTATATGTTCTTAATTCCGTTGACCATGGCAATAATGCTATTTGATTTAGAAATGGGCTTTCTTTAGTTGAAATAAGAATTTCATCAGGCTTTATTCTGATTTTAGATGTGTCTCCATTAGGCGCACCGGCAAAAGTATAAGATTGCAACAAAAGACTATCCCCGCTATTTCTTGATATTGTTGCGCCGGTAACCCCTGCACTTATTACGTCTTCTGAAATATTATTTTGATTTACCTGAAAATTAGATTCTCCACCAGGCCCGTAGGCTTGAAATCCACCCCCAGATTGGCTACCATTTATAGTAACAAGCGAAAAAGAATCTATATTAAAAGCATATAACGGAATGCCGGATGAAGACGCTCCTATAATTGTATCCGTTCTGGTTAACCTATTCCCATTATCAATTACCTGCTGAAGATTGTTTATAGAAGTTCCGAAAAGGCTTATTACCCATGATTTATAGGCTATAGAAGTCGTATCTATATCTATATAAGCCGCACTATCAGGGGCAAGGAAAGGCAAAGTACCATAACCGGGAACCCACCGGGATTTCCTTAGATTGCCATCGACCGCGTAAAGTGTTTCTATCTGGCCCGCTGCCGTTCCGATCTGGTAAAGGAAAACGGTATCGCCAGAACTTCCCCCACCTGATCCAGACCCTCCGAGGGTGTCCCACTTATGAAACGCGCCGGTTGAAGGAACCCGAATCAACACCCATTTTGTTCCCCTTGTATTGATCAGCGTACCGATGGAATCCAGCCCTTTTGAAAGATTCGCCTCGGTCGTATCTGCGAAGACCGGCAGCCTGAAGTTCTTCAGGATATAAAGACGCGAATCTTCTGCCGTCACCGAAGACGAAGACCGAAGCACAGGCACCTGCGCCTTCGCGAGGAACGGGATAAATAGGAATAACCAGATTAATTTTTTCATGCTATGTAGTTGTGAATACCCAAAACGTAAAAGTTGAAGCCGTCGCGTCGAACCCTGGAATCGTAACCCTGAAACCCCCACCGGCCAGATCAGTAAAGTCAGTGCCTTCTATCAGCGGCTTCGGCGGGTCGTCCCAGAGAACAGTAATATTTAAGCCGTCCAGCGCCGGAATCGGGCAGTCGGTCGTCGTAGTGAAATCAGCGGAAGTAACGATCATAAGACCGGGGGAAACCAGTGGGCCGGTAGTGCCACCGCTGGCGATCCAGGCCACCATCCGGCGAAGGATATTCCAGAGCCATTTATCATGGAAGGCATCCGGCGCATAGTTGTTGATATGGTTATCAATATCAGTAATTAAATCAGATGCGGTTGACATATTATGGCGTTACTGTTGCGTTTATTGAATAATCATCTCCATTCGTCGTCCATGTAAAAGTAAAAGTATTTGGCACAGTTCCCGTTTGATCGTTCAGGATACTTGAAATTGTAGTGTCATTCGTCCTCATCTCCATATGGCTCCCAGCATTATTGATCCCCTGCAGAATCGATCTCACCTGCGCACCATTGGGAACCGTTATTGAACCCGATGACCCAATTGCTGGTGTCGCCGTAAGGATGAACCCGGACCCGGTATTCACATATATCTGCAATATATTGCCCGGCTGCCAGGAGGAGAATGCCCAGCTGACGCCCGATGTTGCCGGTGGTGATGAGATGGTAAATGGTTCTGTGTCCCCTGTTCCTTCCACGCCGTTTGAGCATATCGGAACCATCTCAATGGTGTGGGCGCCCACTCCCTGACCAGCAAGCGAAACAACATAAGAAATCGGCACTGTCGTCCAAACGCCTCCATCGATTCTCCATTTATACATCGTCGGACTGCCTGCAGAAATATTCGGGGCAGCTGAAATATTCGCCGGGCCGAAGTTGATCGTATCGAATACCGCCGAGCAGGTAAGCGCCTGCGTCACCACGAAGGACTGCGAAGTAGAATTGTCAGCAGCGTAACCATTTAGGCATATAGGGAAAATCTCCACCGAATGACTGCCCACGGCGAGGCCGGGAATGTCTATTGGTGCATCGATGGCGGTGATTATATAAGCACCGGCGCCGTCGATCCTGTATTTGATCTGTGTCGGCGTACCTGAATAAGTATATGCGATATGAACAATCCCGTCGGCAGCTGTCTGGCCGGTGATGGTAATCGATAATATAAGCGAATTACAAGCGATCAGGCCGTCGAAGTATTTTAGTTCTCCTGATCCCGGAAGTGTCAGCGAAGCCTTCCCTGTGGTGACAGCGTTGAAGGATAGGGTGTTGCTGGCGATCATGATCGTACCCTGAAAGGATTTCGTCGTGCCATCGTCACTGATCACCGCCAGCCTGAAATCAAGGTGGTTGAAATTAAGCCAGTTTATCACCATATCGTCGAACGTGAAGTTCGAAGTGTCGAAGACCATCACCCCGTTCAGGTTTATGCTATAACTGGCATCCTGGTATATTACCGATTTCCATTTCCCGTCGCCGGGTGTCCGGTTCGGCAGTTCAGTAGAGTTCAGAGATAGTGAGAAGTCTGTGACACAGACGAATGTCTTCCAGCCATTCTTCGCGAAGGAAAGGACCGCCAACTTACCCTGAACTATTGATCTGGCCATTATTGCTGGAATAGATATTGAAAAATGTAATCATCAGGAACAGCCCACCCGTCATCATTCTGATCGGCCTGAATCTCTATAAAGACCCTGCGCCCTTTACCCTTCCCGATGTCATTATCGAATGAAGTTAGAATAAATTTCATCGTAGGCGATTGCGGGTGATCGATAAAGAAGTAACAATTAAGGAACCCAGACTGAAGAACTTTGAACTGCGGGTTCACATATGTCACCCCGCGCACCGTTCCTTCTATCTTCTGCTTCATCGGGAACAGGTTCGTGAGCATCACCCGCTCCATCAGATACTGAAACCGGAATGATTCGGTGAACCCGCGGCGGTGCCATGCCGTCGGGATAAGTTCATTATCTGATTTAACCAGCGCCCCTTTAAAATATCTTTTAGGACTGTCACTTATTTCCACCGCCTCGGTTCTGGTTTGTTTGACGTCATTCACGAAAGACTCATAGTTAAAATCGCCACGCAGTGCGCGGAAGCTGCCCGCCAGGTAAGGAAGTATCGATATTTGGATGTCTTTGAACCACGCCTCTGTTCCCCCGAGTGGGTTCGGGTCGAACTGGAACAGTATTTCCAGCCTCCCATTCACAGGTGCCTTCACTGCCTGGATCGTTCCGATCGTCAGGTTCTGGTTCACCCCCACGCTGATCCACTGGTCTGTCTCTGTCACCTCCGGCGTCGTCACGAATGGTGACCCACCTGATGACACCCTCCTGAAGTTGCTGTCCACCGAAATCCATTCCGTGGGATTGCCAGCGATAGCACCGTCAGCAAGGCACCGGAGCGCCCAGAAGCTGCCATCATCACCGTATAGGTAAATCCACGCCACATCGAACATAGTGGGCAGGGAAGGGCTAAGATTAGCGTAGGTGCGCCAGTTGAAGGACATCTGTATAATATCTCCCTGGTCGATCAGCATCCGAGTGGCCACGACATAAGTATTCGCGTTGCTGGGTGCTTCCAGAACCAGGTAGCGATCATACTGGAACCCGAGCAGGTCGTTCACCTGCCGGATGTAAGCATTAGCACTCGGCGCAGTAGAAGGGTAAGCGAATGGGTTTCCGGCACTGGCCAGACCGCCGTCGAAGTGAGTGAAACAGAATGCATCGAAACCTTTAGTATCAAAAGTAATCGGCGGCTGGATCGTCTTATCCTGGATCGTGGAACTTATCGTTCCATCGAAGGATGGCGCTGCCGCCCCTTGTGTAAGGTCCTCATTGCAAATTTTATTCAGCGATTGGTCATAGGTGTAGTTAAGTTTAACCCACTTGGTAGGCAGCTTCAGGAACAGTTCCGCATCGTTATCAGTAAGGTGTAGGATTTCTTTTTTCCCTATGTTGATATTATAATTTTGGAATTGTAACTGGTTGACGACCGTCATATGATAAACTCCCGCCGTCAGTATGCCAGTAAGTTCTGTAAAGAAGAACCCCGCCGGGTCGCAATAGGACCAGAGTGAAACGAGATTCCAGACCCCGTTCTCCTGAAATAATCGACACCGCAGATTCCTCACGATTCGTTCGAGCGCTGTATAGGCATCGACGGCCTGCTGCAGGAAGATGTCCACGGTTGGATCGATCACCCCCGCCTGTGTCGGTTGCGATGTTTGGAAGGTAACGGCATCCAGGAAGATGTCCTGAAGGCTCGGTGCGTTCTCCGATGATCCCACCGGGTAGAAGGGCCAGTAAATCCGCAGGTTCATCGTCTGGCCCGTCTTATAAAGGATGTTTCCCAGCCAGTCTTCGATCGATAGCAGCCCCTGGAACAGTTCGCCGGTTGTGGTGGTCATATCCACGTTCTTCAGCAGCCCGAGACCGTCGAGGGCACGCACCTGAAGCATGAAGGGCGGGTCAAGGAATGGCTGGTGGTTATCTTCTACGACGATGAACCCCTGATAAACGAACTCGACATAGTTCCGGTTCCTATATACGGTGATCCTAATCTGATTGTCTTCGGTAGCAATCAGGTCAAAGATTGTGAGCGTGGAATCGTCAGTAACCACACCTTCGCTGACAGACTTACCGACAATGATGTTGATGATGCATTCCGTTCCAAGTAGTGGCCATAACTTGTCCTCATCACCGCCAGTAGCGCGAAGCTGTAGAGCATCGATTGCGCCGATGAGTTTGGTGAATCCCCCGATGTAGTCTTTATATTCAAAATATATTTCATACAACTCCTGCAGGTCGTTCTGAAAATCAAGGATGTATTTTAGTTTATACGAGGCCATTATATTTTTTATCGCGGTCCAGAAGTAACCTGATCACATTGCCACTGATCTGCCCGATCACGTTCACATCCATCGCCGGACTGCTGGCGTTCCTCGCGAAACTACCCAGCTGACGCAGCGGCACCACGGCTTCAGGTCCTGCTTCGCCGATCAGCCCGAGCGTTGGCCCGGTCACGATACCACCCTCGGCGAAGGCATGTGGCTTCGTGGCGGCAGCCTTCACGGCAGCGCCCGCGATCACCGCGGCGAACCCAGCCGCGATAGCAACATAGGGGTTTAATGTCTTCAGTGAATCGATGGCTACCTTTTGGGCGATACCAAGAAGGATCATAGCCTTCCCGAGGTTTTCCAGCAGTTCGCCGATCGTAGACAAAAGCGCTTCCGTTGCTGCCGCTCCAATATCACCACCGCCCACGATGGCCTTGCCGATTGCATCGCCGACATTGGAAAGTGTATCCGATAGACCGTTCACCAGAATTTTACCAATATCTCTACCGAACTTTTCTGCCGCCGTTAATGCATCTGCCACCTGCGCCTGGTTGAACCCCCCGATTTCGATCAGATTAAGGAACCCTTTAGGATTGACTTTTTTAAACTGCTTAGCGATGGCTTCGCCGGGGTCTTCCTGCCCTTTATCAGTTTCATCCAGTACGAAGCTGATCTTCACCTTCAGGTTCGGCGTTCCGGTCTTTATGAATGCATCGTGCAGCGCCGTGGCGACACCTTTAAAGGTTTCCTGCGTGATGCTGCCCTCTGCCGCCGCCTTAGTGGCTTTCGCCAATTCGGCCTGGTAAATGTCGAAGTTTATCTTTGCCAGACCACCTTCCACACTGCCCGCCACCGATACACCGATGCCGGACTGGTCCAGGTTTTTAAATTGCTCAAATAATGGCTTCGTGCTGATCTTATCTATATCTTCCAGCGCTTTCTTCGTTTCCTTCAGAAAAGCCAGATTCTGGTCCTGTATCTGTTTCGCCTGCGTGGTATCGGTCTTCGTATCGCCGAAAAAATTAAAATTGTTTGCCGCTGCGATGGCTGCCGCCTGCTTCTGGAAATCGTTTCCGATGGCCAGCAGTTTATCTTCAGTATCCTTCGCTTCTGCAATTAGCTTCGCCTTCGCCGCAGCCGCCGCATCTGCGCGGGCCTTAAACCCCGCCAGTGGATCGATACCGGGCACGAACCCGGGTGCCGATGATTGGCCTTGCCCGAACGCCTTCGCATTGGTGGCCAGCGTCTGGAAATCTTGAATACTTTTCTGGGTATCTAGCGCCACCTGGAAGGCTGCCTCTGCTGCCTTCGCATATGCTACCTGCGCCGCAGCCTTCAGCAGTGTGAACCGGATATAGGCATCCCCCTGGCTGGCCAGCTTCGCTTCCACTTCACCGAGGGTCTTAACTTGCCCGGTCGTCTTTCCCAGCGTGTCGTTATATTCCTTTACTACCTTATCCTTATCCAGAAACCCCTGCTTGGCCAGTTCCACGTTTTCCTTCAGCGTGAAGACATCTGTCGCCGCCTTCTCGAAGGATTTATCTGTCTCGGCGATTATATCGGCGGTATTCACACCAGCCTTCCCGAAGTCAATCAGCACGCTGGCCAGTTCAGCCACACCAGCGGCGAGAGCGCCGACAATACCAGCCACGCCTATACCGGGCAGCACATAGGCCGCGCGACGAATCACCTGATAAAATTCATTAACTGGCCCGAGGGCATTCTTAGCACCTTCGCCAACATCATGAAGACCGGCGGCGGTGGCAGAGAGTCCCTTTGTGGTGTCGCCAGTTGCAGCCAACGCAGCCCTGGCCTTCTCTGCCTGTGCCCGTAGTTCTTCCAGCGCTTTCGCCTGCCGTAGTTCTATTTCTGTGGCCGTCTTCGCATAAGCAGACGATTGGTTTAAAGTATTATTATAAACATCAAAAGTCTGCTTCGACTTTTTTACCATTTCACCAGTCTGGTCCACGGCGGTGCTGACCTTCTTTAGTTCAGTGGTGGCCTGGGTGCCATCGGCGAGAATGTTTATTTTTAACGAAGCGTCTGGCATCAGTTACGTTTATTTAGTAGCGTATTTTTATCGTATTCGGCCTGCACCTCCCTCATATATTTCAACATCGCATCTTCGTCATGCATCAATTCATAGAATTCATCCGATGGCAGCGACCAGAAGTCTTCCATGCTGATCTTATTCTCACCCATATACTGGATCGCTATAAAATAACAAATGGCGCGGGTATGTTCGAACTGCTCCACGCGATCCTTCTGGTGCGCCCGAACAGTCAGCACATATCTGCGCCATGTAGTTCTATTAAAATTCAGTCCCTTCCTGATGCAGAATAACTCTACATCGTCCCAATCGATTGGTTTTTTTTTTCGGTTTCCACTTCAGCGGCGGGTTTCTTTTCCTTCACCTCTGTAGTCTTGTTATAGATCGCCACCGCATCTGTCACCGGCGTCATGTCGCCGTTCTTCGCGCAGTCTTCGATCCATATCAGGAAATCCCTGGCAGTCAGCACAGGCTTCGAATCCATCGCCTCGCAGTCGCACAGATAACCGGAATACAAAATATGTTTAAAAATATTCGCCGACTTCCGGCCCTCACTCATATCCACCTGCATGCCGCCCAGCTTCTCAAAGATGCGCTCCACAGCGTAGAGGCCGAATAGAAGGCCAACTTGTTGACCTTTTATATTTATCGTGGTATAGCCTTCCATTAACTTGGGAGTGTTCCAGGTGTGATCGATGGAATGCCGAGGCCGTTCAGCGTGAAGCTGAAATTCACCGCGGAATTCGTCTGGTTTGTCAGCGTGGTGTCTGTGATGTACGCATAACCGCAGTTATAGTACCCATACCCCACGGAACCAGTGCCAGGGTATTGAATCCGGTAAAGGATGCGGGTCTGGGCCTCCTGAATACGGCGGCAGTCTTTATAGGTGAACTGTGTCGTGGTTGGATACAGTTCGCAGACGGCCTGGATATTCGGGTTATGACTTTCAGGACCGAGGCCGACGATAGGACCGCACTGCGTGAAGTCAGTCGTCACCTGGTTCTGCACCGGGTAGGTATAGGATTTCGTACAAACGACGAGTTTCCAGTTACTCCCACCATCTTCTGAAATCTCGAAGGGGGAGAGTGTCGATTGAATGGGAGTTGGCATTGTGTAGTTTTGAAGTTAAAGATATTACTTTAGGACAATATAAATAGTGTAAAAGAAAAGTGTCGCGTCAAATCCCGCCAGATCGATAGCGAAGCCACCACCTGGTAGCTTGTGCCACTCTGTTCCTTCCAGTAAAAAAGTCGGCGCATCATTTAGAAACACATAATACTGAAGACCGCCGAGCGCCGTATTGGAGTAGTCTGTCGCATTACTAAAGTCTGGCGAGAAGATCGGCGACTTAAACCCTACCGGGAACGTCGGCGCCGGAGCGATGCCGCCATTGGACTGTGTACACAGCTGCGCGAAGGTGAGCATGCGTCTGGCGACGTTCACAGACCCCGATTCTCTATATGGCACATAGCGGTCATCTGCCAGGTAAAGGTTCTGCACGATCATATTCGGCTGCACGGGCAGCCCGTTCTGCTCTGGCGTCGGCGTCACTAATTGAAGTATCTGATCAGCCACCCGGTCCACTGTCAGCGATGAGACCCTGGTGCCGCGGGCGATTATATCCACCCGCATGCGCTCCCAACTCATAAAAGATTGGTGAGTGTTGTCAGTGAATCCACCTTCGGAAAGTAGGATCACATAAACGCCTTTTGTATCTGTGATCGGGTCCAGGACATCTGCCACCGCCACGGCGTTCGCCCCACTGGTCAGCGCCCCGTTCAGTAGGGAATAATAAGCAATCCTTAAAGGTCCTTTAAAGTCTATCATTTGTCGGCCTCCTCCTGCAGCATGGCTTCAACATCGGCCACAATTGTCGGCACTACTTCATAAAATGCAGGGAAGAAAAACGGTTTCCCATAATGGCCCACCGTTTCCTTGCCCGTCTTGAAAGTTTCTTCATATGCCCGTTCCTGCGGGTCTGTAGCAATTATAACGCGGCTGCCCGTTCCCCATTCCTGATAGGCTGAATAATCTGCCAGCGATTCCAGTGTCGCACCATATTCTCCATCTTTACTGGCAAGGATCAGGTTCCTTAATGTTCCGTTATCAGCGGGCGCCAGCCTTTTGGCGATCTGTTCAGCCCTCCGGGCACCATCCAGCACGAGCCGCCCCGCTTCCTTCTGAATAGTAGGTCCCATGCGGTCCAGCTTCGCCGCCAGTTCATCGAACCCATACCCCTGAAGTGATAGTCCTGCGCTCATTGTTGATTTTTCAGAACGTGCATGATATAATATTGCGGCTTCTGCTCCACCAGTTCCCAATCGTTAACGGCATAAATTTCACCGTTAATTACCCACTGGCTATCGCTATCGATGCCGAGCGTTTTGAACGCCTGCTGGAAGCGGCAAATAAGTGTATAACTTTTTTGGTATTCTATTTTATTATCAGGAAATCCACTGCTCCCAGACAATTTTTCCAGGTAGCACCGCGTAGTGATCACCGTGGCATAGACGTCTGTTTGGCCTCCACCGGCGTCAGTCGTAGGGGTGTTCTTCTGGAACTGCCCCAAGTACTTCATATTAGCAAAATTGAATGGCGTGCGGCTTAAAACCATTTCCGAAGGTATTTCCTTGCCAGCACCTGCGCCCGTTCACAGACGCCAACGTTCTGGCTCGCGTAGCGGTTTAGGCCGCTGCCCCGGTTTTCATAACCGAACGCGCATTCCGTAAGGATGGCCTCCTTCAGTGGATCAGGACAATAGTAAGGGGTGTAATAAATAATTAATAGGTTCCCGGACCAGTTCAGCACCCGTATCTGCTTAAATAGCTGCCCGGCCAGAAAATAATCCTGATCGGCGACCAGGATCGTCGCACCGCTCGGGTCTATCCTGGTCACGCTGGCCACAGTCGACACTGGACCCCACGGCAGTTCGCTGAACTGCTCGTTCAAGGGGTAGCCAAAAAAATTAGCGTCCCATTTATAATTAGGATAGAACCACGGCTGCACAGGATCGAGGGGCGCCCCATTGCGGCAGGTGAGCGATATGGTCTTGGGTGTGATTGAAATATTTGCGAAATCTTCGACCGCCTTGCGGCTGCGGATGCCTAGTTCTGTCAGAAGGGTGTCGTCATCAGAGTAATCGACGAGACACCAGGCCTTTATCTCGGCGAGGCTAACGGGTTCAGTAGGGACATATGATTCATCTTTGTAGACATCAATAATTTCCAGCTTCATTATAAAAGAAATTTTCCAGTTCCTGAAGTTCCCGCTGCGGATCGAATTCTAAAGCACGTTTCCTGCTCAAAGTAACGTATTTTTTATAAGTTTTCGGGTTATCAAGTCTTTCAATTGCGGCAGCCCACGCAGGAAGGTTTGCCATTGCGTCCAGCCCTTCGCCTTCCCCACCAGCAGCCTTCTTTCCATATCCGGGGTTCTGATCCGGTATAGAAATCCCATATTTTCCCACATTCTCACTTAATCCGAATGTCGGATGGTATATAACCGGAATGCCGTTGCACATCGCTTCGGTCGCACACATGCCCCATGATTCATATGCCGAAGGCATCAGTAAAATTCGGGTGTTCCTATATACCCATTCCATGTCTGGGCTGTTCCCCCTGATCGTGACGTTAGGCGCCTCCTCTGCCAGCTGCGGGTCATAGGCTCCTGTTATCGCCAGGAACTTCCGCTCCGGCATGAACCGGGCGAGTGCCATGAACAGGCGGCCGCCTTTATTAGCGTTCGTATTGATCAGCGTTATATGCTCCCCGGTCGGGCCGCCGAAATCCCATTTCCTGTGATCGATGGAAGGGTGCAGGACGATAGAAGGGTTCTCATATTTCAGCCGTTCCTTCATCGCATTGGAATTATAAATAACTTTTATCGGCGGCTTCGGGTCGCGTTCATGGTTCTTCCATGTGTTGGAATAAATCACTATATCGTAGGGGTGAGTGTTATGGCTGATAAAGAATATATTCTTCCTGTATGTTTTCGCCAGTTCGCTCGTCCAGGGGGTGTGTCCGAGGTGCGTGATCACTACGTCGGCCCACGTAAAGAACCCTGATATATCCCCTATCGGCGGGAAGACTTCGACACCTTGATAAATGTATGGCTGCGTGATGTTATAATGCCCGGCTTCCAGCAGCAGTACGCGCACATTATGGCCCTTCCCGATCATATACTGCGCAATCGCGTGGCAATAAGTTTCGCCGCCAGCGCCATGCCGGGGAAGGTAAAGATGGACGCTGAAAAGTATGTTCATATGATGATAGTTCCTTCTGGGTATATGTCGGCCGTTTCCAGCCCCACCGTCGGGCCGAACCAGTTGCGTGGACTAATTATGCGCTTATCATGATAGTGCCCCAAAATGGCCGCCATCATGCTGTAGCTGCTGTTAGCCGTCACGAAGTGCCTGCAGCGCTTCATGATCTTGAAAGATTGCAGATAATCGTCTTCAATCATCACATATTTTACACCGAGGGCCGTCATCACTTTGTGCGCCTCATCGATGTCATCACTGAAGACAAGCAGTTCACTCGGCGGCAGGTGCTTCAGCGCCTCGCGGTAGTATTCCACTGATGGACATGGGTGGTATCCATTCGGGTCGCGGCTGTAATCGCCGAACCGGAAATGAATGGCAGTGGCATCATAATCCAGTTCGTCCTTCATAGTGAAATAGTGCTGCACCAGGTTCATCGCGTTAGCGAAGTATTTCGGCGACTGGAAATGGCTTTCGAAGGTTATGTTTCCCACCGGGATGTTGATATACCTGTACCCCCAAAAATATGGGTAACATGCGAAGTCAATATCGGTAGGCACCTCCGGTAGGTCGTTTATAAAATGTTTATAAATAAATGCATCTTCTTTACTGCCGAACCGGTCGCGGGCGTCGTAGTTAATCCATTTTGGGAAGGCATAGGACTGGCCCGATGTCACGGCGATACCGATGGTACCCGCTATCTGGAACATGCCATTCGCGAAACGTCCCTGGCGCCCGAGGGGCAGATATGTCATCATGAGTTCAGGTATTGTTTATTTCTGCTCTGCTGCGATAGGTTCCAGTAATAATTTTCACGAAAGAACGCATCATTTTTATACTTCTCTGTACTATCAATCGTTTCCTGCTTCTGTTTAATAGCTTCTTTCAGGTCCATGATGAACCACTCGCGGCGCATACGGATTATCTGGCCATCCCAATTCTTTATCCATATGCGGCCGAACAGTTTAAAAATTACTTTGCCACAGGAATTATCTGGCGATGAACCGAAATAAACCTTCTGCCCTATTTTAACGGGGTCCCATTTACCGTGGTCGCGTCTATTTATCATAACCATTTTCTATTGAAGTAAAGCGCCGGACTGGTCAGTGGATCAGCCCACGTAAATTCAGGGAATAAATGTGCATAACTTTTTTCTACGAATACCAGGTTTCCTGTGTGCGCAATCAGCATATAACCCTTCTCTATGCCCAGCTTCACCATAGCCGTATAGCTGGCTCCGCGATCGCCGGGAATCATATCCACCCCCGGCGCAAAGGACGAATTGATCTCGATCACCACAATCGCCGGGTTACCTTTATATGCCTTCCAAATATGATAATCCTGCCCGTCTATATCAATACTCAATATCGTCGGTGATCCCCTATAAATAGTATCGTCGAATACTGTATTGACATTCTCGGGCGTTATCTCTGCCCTAATCACCCGCGGGTCTCGCGGGTCTATATCGAACACCTGAAGTGTCCATCCAAAGTCTTCCAGCTGTGCGATATTGCTACAATAATAGAAGTCTGGTGCCCCGAATTCTACTGCCCAATATCTGTCCGGCTGAATGCGGTCGAGGCATTCGAGTATAATGCCCCATTCGCCGTTCTGGGAATAGCGGCCTGGCTGCTGGTATTTGTTGTAGAAGGTTAGCATGTTTATTTATCTAATCTGTTAGCCTCCAAAATTGGAAGTCCTAAACTGGTGCTGGGCACATAAATTATCTGGTGTTGCTGTTCTTTTAATTGGTCTATCCATAACCACTGTAAATATTTAGGGTTATCGTTCAGCGATTCCCCTATTATCTTATTGCTGGCGGCGATCCCATGGGCGCGGATGGTATCGGCCTGCGCCAAAAGTGCGCTGCTTTCCATCTTTGCCTTCGCCTCCGCGACCGCCACTTCGCGGCTATATTGTGCATGCGCCAGCACAGCTTCGCCAGCCTTACGGGCCGCATAAACATTATATGTCGGGCATCCCCACATCATTAATGCGACCACTGCTAAGATAAAAAGAACTATTCCAGTGGAAAGTCCGAAAATTGTTGTCGGTTTCATATCGTAGACGTTTTATTTACGTTCCCATGATTCCCACACCCACGGCACCCGCCACATAAGTCTGTGTGTTTCCGATAGCTTCCCCGCGATCCAGTCATAAGCCGTTTCATGGCCTCCGATCTGGTGGAACTGTATCTGGAAATACTTTACGTGGTTGTTAGCGCCGTGGTTTAATATCCTTTGCATGATGGCGTATTCCATCCCCTCCACATTTATCTTCAGCAGCGTCACCGGAACCGTCAACAAACTAAGCACATCGAAGCAGGGGAATACCTGTTCCCCCGGTTCATATTTACTGGTGTAGTATGACTGGCCACCGAACTTCAGTGGTGTATCATCTGTACTCGCCGCCGCCTGGATCACCACGCAGCCCGGCACGTTATGCATCGCCGCCGCTGCACCCGTAGGCTCCACGCATATCACTGCGCAGCCATATTTGTCGATAAGTTTCCGTGCGAATTCGCCGGTATAGGCGCCGAGGTCTACCACTGTGCTGGCGCTGTCCAGCGGGTATTCATAGCGCTTCGGTTCCATGTTGTTGGCTATCCAGAAGGCGTTCGAAGCGGGGTCTATGTCAGTAATCATAATCACGTTTTCGATGGTGGTCAATAGTGGCGCCGTAGATTTCCTTCTGGTGCTGGTGCATGTTGGTGAGCGAAGGAAACCAGTGCAATTTATAGCCATATTTTATCTGCATGCAGGTAAGAATGGCCTGGTCATGGCGATGTTCTCTGAATTCAGGGAACTGCGGGCCCCGCGGGGTATTGTCTATCATTCCCGGCATTATGCTCCATGCATACCATTCCTGAAGGAAGGCTTTCGTCTCATCAGTTATGCGGAACAGGCAAAAGCTGGCTTGAACTTGTTTATGCCGCAGATAATCATTTTTAATCGTGGCAATCTTACTGTTATCAATTATAATCTCATTATGATTAATGGCTGCGGCCGTTTCTCGTTTACACCAATGGCTATGCTGCCATCCGTTACTGAACAGAAGCATATTCTCGTCACCCATTGCTTCCACCACCGGCTTCAGCGGCCCCACGATCTCTTGCCCGGCATCGCTATACACCAGCACATCGCCCGGCTGGCATGCCACCAGCGCATGACCGAGAATAATATACGGCTTCCATACCCACCAGCCGAAGCCGCGCGACTGCGGCAGCAGCGGGTGCAGGATATTACGCTGGAAGAACGGGTCCAGATGCTGCGGCGTATATATAGCCACATCGTCGGCGCCGAAATACCGCGCAGAGGCTTCCAGCCGCTGGGCAGATTTCGTGAATTCGCCACTATCGAAGGTTATCAGTCGAATCATTTGTTACTTTTTACAATCACCTCCACCGCATCCGAAACATCCTGGTAAGTCAGTTCGTCCTTCGACCAGCGCAGAATGATAAGCTGAAGCGCCCGGCGGTATGCGTTCCGCTCGCGGCGCAGCCTCTTTATCCTTCCTATCAGGTAGCGTATTATCATTTCAGAAACCGCGGTTTTTTAAAGGCCGTGAACGTCAGCAGCGTCGTAATACATTCCGGGATGTCCTCGATATTCACGCGCACCTCCATCGTCATCACCTTCCTGCCCTTCTGTGTGATCTCCTTCCGCATACTCGCATGCACTAGCTTTTCATGGACAGTGCCGCCATATATACGGG